CACCGAAGATGACTACGAAAGACTGATCGAATCCATCGACCTCGGTGACGAGTTCTTTCGCAAACTAGCAATCTTCCGCTCTGGACTCATCGAGCCACATATGCGCCATTGGCAGCTTTCAGCCCACGAGGCCTACGACAATCTATCCGAGCGTGAACTTCAGGTCTTCAAGATGCGTTTAAAATCGCACAGCTTTCCACTCATAGCAGAAAGCCTGGAAATATCCGAATCATCAGCCAAAACCTACTGGCGTAGAGCCATACGCAAGTGTTGGGTTCTATTTGATGTAGTCTAATCAATAGTTTTTGAAAGACTATAGGAATCTTATGGATAAAAAGAAAAAACGAGGCAGACCCAAGCTAGACATCGATGCTGAAAAAGTAGAAATGCTTGCAAGCTTCGGTTGTTCTACAGTAGAAATAGCAAAGCTTCATAATTGCGATGAGCAAACTATTCGCACACGCTTCAAGCCAGAGCTTGAGCGCGGTAGAGAAAGCATGAAGATCAAGCTACGTCAGCTTCAATGGAAGACTGCCGAGCAAGGCTCAAATGCAATGTTAATATTTTTAGGAAAACAATATTTAGGTCAATCAGACCGTAATGAACTGGAACTAGTAGGCAATCTTGAGGGATTACTCAAAGAATGTGGCTACGAAGATTCACCCATTGAAAAGAAAAGTATTAAACAAACAGAAGCTTTGGAAAGCCCTAGAGTACTCGCCTAGCCCTAATCAGTTATCGGTGCATAATTCGTCCGCAAGGTTTAGGGTGAATGTGCAAGGCCGAAGATCAGGAAAAAGTTATTCTGCGGCTAAAGAAGTTTTGCCATACATATTGACTCCGAATACTCGGACATGGATAGTTGGTCCAACACTTGATTTAGCAGATAAAATCATGCGAGAGATCAAGGTTGATGTTATTACAAAGCTTAGACTTCCGATCGCATACAAAAAAGAGATTAGCGGTGCGGTACATTATATGAAACTAGCTGGTTTAAACAGCGAAGTATCGGTCAAGTCAGCAGACAGGCCTGAGTCATTAGTAGGAGATGGCATAGACCACTTAGTAGTAGAAGAAGCAGCAAAGATAAGGAAAATCGTATGGGAGCAGTATCTCAGACCAACACTAGCCGACAAACAAGGCTGGGCGCTCTTTACCACAACACCAGAAGGATACAACTGGATATATGATTTATGGCAACGCGGAAAGTCAGAAGAGTTCCCAGACTGGGATTCCTGGCAGCACCCAAGCTGGGAGTCTCCGTATTTCAAAGATGACATTGAAGAATTAAAGAAGACATTAACTTATGAAACATGGCAACAAGAGTTCGGAGCGCAATTCACCAGCTTTTCAGGGAGGGTGTTTCCGTTTGATCGCACCATACACATCCAAAAACTCAAGTATAACCCAGATCTTCCTACCTATGTGGGTATCGACTTTGGATACCGCACAAGTGCAGCAGGATTTTTTCAAGTCGAACAACACCCAAATAAAGATAAAGTATTCCTCATAGATGAAGTTTGGGAAGAAAACATCAAAACCGAAGACTTTGCAGACAAGATTAGAGCAAAAAGCTACCCAATTATCCGATATTTTGGCGATCCAGCAGGAGGGGGAGTGCAAGCACAGAGCGGAATTGGAGATATAGAGATTTTTAGAAAGAAAGGAATCAATGTCGATTACAGAAGAGATAAGGTCTCTCGTAACATTCCAAACGGCATTAGTCATATGCGTACTTGGTTTGAGGATGCTGCTGGAAATACCCACTTTTACGCAGACCCTAGAGCAGAAAAGTTTATTTCGAGCTACGAGAATTACCGCTACCCAGAGAAGAAGAAAGACCAAAGACTTAAAGAAGAACCTCTAAAAGATGGACTGAATGACCACGCCTGCGATGCCAGTAGATATTTCTGGTGTAATCTTTTTCCAATTAAAAGTAGAACCGCAGGAGTAATAGACTGGTGATAATACAAGATCTTTCAGAACAGCTTATAATAGATAGTTTAGCAGATTATCTAAACAATATAGAAACAAGGCGCACCAAAGAGCGTGAGTACCTTTTGGATTTTTACGAAGGGTTTAACATTAAGGACTATGTAGGAGAATACTTTGGCTCAGAAAGCCTACAGCAAGTTCCAACGTACACGCAAAACCTAACAAGGCGCGTATGCAAGGCTAGAGGACAGGCCTATAAACGACCACCTCGTATTAGCGCAGACCCACGCTATAGTGAACTTGCCGACCTACAAGACCTTAATTCTAAGCGTAGGCAATTAGAGCAGACTACATTTTTATTAGGCACGATGGCCTACCGTAGTCTATGGAACGACAAGCGCAACAAGGTCGAGTACGAATTACTCCCATTCTTTGAACCGTTGTTCCTGCCAGGAGAAAAAGAACCTTTTGGTGTGATCTATGCAATCGAGAACGAGGGAATGTCTAAACTCACAAAACAAGAATTTATTGTCTGGACAGCCGACAGAGATGGTATGCCTGGTAAACACTTTGGTATTGATTCTCATGGCGACAAGTTTTCATTTAATGAAGGGGATGTCAATCCCTACGGCATTTTACCAGTATCCTTCTGCCATCGCTACTCTCCAATCCGAGACTTTTGGGTTGGAGATGCTAGTGATGTGGTTAATGCAGACTTAGCGCTTTCGGTAGCGGCTATGGAAATATCGTTGTGCATTAGGCTGGGTGCTATTGGTGTCAAGTTTGTAACTGGCGTAGATGATCGCTCACGCATTTCTATGGGTGTCGATAAGATACTTTATTTACCAGAGGGCGCTAACTTTGGTGTCACAGGACCGAGCGCTAGTATTGAGGATTTAATCAAAGGTGCTAAATATCTTGTAGAAACCACCCTAAACAACAATCAACTAAGGGTAAAGTTTATTGATTCTCATGGTAACGCAGAATCAGCAGAAGCCTTGAGAGTACAAGAGATTGACAACTACTCCGAGGTGCAAGCTAATATTGAAGACACTTGGAGAGCGTGGGAGCATAAGCGCTATGATATTGACCGCAGGATCATTGAAGTGCAGACAGGTCAAAAATTAAGTGCAGACTATCTAGTAGACTTTGAAGAGCCACAAATTCTATCACCGTCAGAAGAACGCGAGATGTTTTCTTGGTTATTCCAGAACAAGCTCGCTACGCGCAAGTCGTATCTTATGTTAAAGAATCCAGATATGCTACCAGAGGATGCTGAAAAGCTACTCGAAGAAGTAGACGACTCCGAAGGATCAGGGAATAGGCTTTTAGATAGACTGCAAAGCTAATGCCTTTATCCAGCACGATCGACCAAGCGGTCGCGGATTTTGAGTCAAGACTTACCGAGGCTCAAAACCAATTCACAGAAGATGTAGAAAATTTAAGGGAGCAGGGGCTATCCACAGAAGAGATACTGATTATTCTAGGCGGTATCACTATGGTTGATTACTGGTTAATTGACCTCCAAATGCAAAAAGCGGTCAATCGCTTAATGATGTCATTCGACACACTACTTGACGATGCAGTCTTCTTTGGTCAAGTATCAGAACCACAATTAGTAGCGCTTCGCAGAATGCAGCAGGCATCTATTTTAAGATACGCAAATGATATTGGAGAAAGGGTCAGGCTATCTCTAGTGCAAGGCGTTCTGCAAAGAATGCCTCAAAAAGACATTAGGGCAATGCTACTGCGAGACCTATCGATCAAACCGTATCAAGTAGACACGATTATCACGACCTCAATGGCTACTTACTCTAGATCGCTTACGCTTTTACAGCTAGAGGACAATCCAGAGCAACGCCTGATTTATCAAGGTCCAATGGATTCTAAGACCAGACCTGTCTGTATTCGAATGTTGAAAGAAGGTGGGATGACACAAAAACAAGTAGAATCTAAATATCCAGGCGCTTTACGAGATGGTGGTGGCTTTAATTGTAGGCATCAATGGGTCGCATTGTCACCTAAAACGCAAAATAAGGACATACAGCAAAGAGCTAAAGTAGCCTATCAAGGTATGCAGGCTAAGGCAAAGAAGAAAGGCAGGGCATTCAAAGTGCCAAAAACATTACAAGAGTATTACGGATGATTAATTTTCAAAAAGCATTTTCTTTTAGTAAGGAGTTTTTTACTGCATTAGGTAAAAGTGTAGCAAAAAGACATAAGCGTTCTATCTTTAAAAAAGGACTAGACCAACATGGTAGGCCATTTAAAGCGTATACACCAGCCTACAAAAAACAAAAAATGAAGCAAGGTGGTAGTGCAAATGTCAATTTGACTTTATCAGGAGAGATGAAAAGATCATTTGAGTTTATAAGTGCAGATAAAAATGGATTTAAATATGGAATAAAAGGAGATGAAACACGCAAAGGTTCTATGGCAGAGCGTATGGATTTTCAAGGAGACAGAAAAAAGCAAAGAAAAGACGGTAGTTTTGCACGAAGATTTACAACAACCAAAAAAAGCCCTACGCCCCCTGCCGAGCAAAAGATGATTGGTAAAGAAATGGCACAAGAAGTAGTCAAAAGCTTTACTAAGGAATTAAGAAGGAACGGCATGGGTTATAAGGTATACACCATATAGGAGAAATTATGGAAACGGACTCTAAAGTAGTCGCTCAGGAAGAGCAACCTGTAGAACAAGGTAATGTTCAAGAAAGTACCGACAGCAGCGCTGATGTTGGACAGCTTATCGCAGATGCGAAAAAATACAGACACCAGCGCCAGGAAGCTGAAGCAAAGGTAAAGGAATTGCAAGATCAACTCGATGCAAAAGCCGAAGCAGAGATGCAGAAGAACAACGAGTGGCAGGATCTAGCTACCAAGTACAAGTCAGAACGAGACGAGTACAAATCTCAGGCGGAAGAAGGTCAGCAGATTAAAGAATCTGTACGAAAAGACCTTCTTAATCAGTTATCTGACGAGGATCGAGAATTTGCGATTGATCTACCAACTGAAAAGTTGCAGAAATTCGTAACTCGATCATTTAATCAGAAAGTTAAAACGAATGAATCATATTCTACACCAATGCCAGATCGCTCTGTCAATCCGTTCGCGGAAATGAACAAAGACGAGAGGCAAAGGAATTGGGGTAAGGTTCTTTCAAATTACGCTAAAAAATAGCGTGGAAAGTAGATAACCACTATGGCATTATCAGAAAATTTTTCTGGCGCATCGGTTACCACTACCACCGCTGCTAGATAAAATTGGCAGCGTTAAATCGAGGAATTAAGCTGGAAGGCTAAGTCGTAAGATAAGCTAATCAGAACCGAAGGCTGGTCTAAGATCAGTCAGGGGCAGAGCATAGATACTGAAAAGATATAATGTATCCAAGAGGCCTCGACAACGAAAGTTGAAAAGATATGCCGAACTTTAGGGAAACCTAAAGAAGTAGAGGATAAAAAGCCACTACGATAACAACTGAATTTTATACCTGAAATTTGGACTGATGGAGTCAAAGCATATATGGAACGCAATCTTGTGTTCGAACAATGTGTAGACACATCTTTAAACGGTCTTGTTAAGGGTAACAAAGGTGATACATATCATATCCCTAAATTAACAGAGGTAAGTGATGCCGCTAAAGCAGCAGAAACACTCGTAACTTACGCAGCAGGAACGCACGCAAAGGCCGATCTTACGATCGACCAGCATCGTTACGCTGCAAAACTCGTTGAAGACATAGCATCTGTACAAGCAATCCCAGGTCTTTTTGAAAAAGAAGTATCTGGAATGGCGTACGCGCTTGCTAAGACTTATGATGCGTATATCGAATCTAAAGTTGAAGCAGCAACTACAAACAGTACAGCTTTAGCTGGCGACAACACAATCACAGCAGCAGAAATCAGAGGCGGAATGAAGACTTTGATGGAAGCTGATGTAGACACGAATGAGTGTAATTTTGTTGTTTCTCCTGCATTGTATACTGCAATGCTTGGAATCAGCGACTTCGTAGATGCTTCTAAGATGGGCGCAGGTCCTTCTGGATTGAAGAATGGTCAAATCGGTATGCTTTACGGTATGCCTGTTCTCCATTCTACAGTAATGGGAGCATCAACGTCTACTGGAGTGGAAGTTGGATACATTTTTCATCCATCTGCCGTTTCAGCAGCTCGACAACTAGAACCAAGAGTACAAGCTGAATACAGCGTGGACTTCTTAGGAACTAAAGTCGTTTGCGATATGCTTTACGGAGCAGTTACAGTTTTTGAGGGTAGAATCCAAGAGTTCAAGAATCCTTAATCACTAATAGGAGTTATATGGGGGCTTTTATTAGCCCCCATTCCTTTTTTTAAATCCAGGGTAATATATAAATGGCTACAAATCTAAAAGGCATAAATCTAAAAGGCTTAACATCAAGACAAAAAAGCCAAATGCAAAGGCACAAAACGCATCACACTAAAAGGCATTTATCAAAAATGGCTACTGAGATGCGTAAAGGTAGAACTTTTACACAAAGTCATAGAACCGCACAAAGGCTTGTCGGTAGATAAATGGCCATAAATTATAGAGGTGTGCGTTTTTCTGGTTACAATAAGCCAAAAAGAACACCAAAACACAAAACAAAAAGTCACGCAGTTTTAGCAAAGTCAGGATCTAAAGTAAAATTGATTCGCTTTGGTCAACAGGGGGTGCGTGGTGCTGGTAAGAATCCAAGATCAAAAGCACAAAGAGCTAGACGTAAATCATTTTTAGCTAGACATCGCAAGAATATAGCTAAAGGCAAGATGAGCGCAGCATATTGGGCTGCAAAGGTTAAATGGTGATGTTTAGAACTTTCGATTATGAATGCAGTAAATGCGAAGACACATTTGAGATAATGACTAAAGTAGATGAGACTGCTACTTGTGAATGTGGTAACACGAATTTAAAAAAACTTATGAGTGGGCCTTTATTCAAACTTAAAGGGAACGGCTGGCCAGGAAAAGAGTTTAAGGCTCAATCTGACTGCAAGCGCATGGCTAACGGTCAAAAGATTTAAGTGTAGTCTAATCCTCTTTAATTGAAGTCTATTAACAGGGGAACATAAATGGCTAATTACAATTCAGATTATACTGGCGCTCAGATTGACAGCGCAGTATCCAGAGCAAATTCAAGCGATGTGACCGCAGGAACGGTTGCAGCTAGTAAAGCTGTCGTTGTCGATTCTAATAAAGATATTACAGGATTTCGGCACATTACCGCTACAGGAACGGTTACAGCAGCAAATGTATCACTTACTGGCAACGTAGATCTAGGAGATGCTTCTGGTGATACGGTTACTATCACAGGATCAATCGATTCAAACTTAATTCCAGCAGCAGATGACACCTATGATATTGGTTCGTCTAGCTATGCTTGGCAAGATTTATACCTAGAGGGAGACCTCTATTTTTCAGATGCGACTGAAATCGATGTCGCAAGCGGTAATTTAACCGTAGATGTAGCAGGGGATATAGAATTTAACGCAGATGGCGGAGACATATCATTTAAAGATGCCTCCAGCACATTAGCAGCTATCGATTCTAGCGGTGATTTTAATGTCGCAGGATCAATCGAAACAGCAACAATAGACTACACCGATGGTGATTTAGCCATGACCATCGCTGACGGTGGCGGAGTAACCTTTGCTCAGACTTCAAGCCAGGTATCAGGTTCTACTATCGGAAATGTAACGATTGCCAACGGCTCAATAACCGATTCCTCAGGCACAATAAGCTTCGGAGATGAAAATATAACCACGACAGGCGTAGGAACTTTTGCCTCATTAGATATTAGCGGTAATGCTGATATTGACGGAACAATGGAAGCCGATGCTTATACGGTGGATGGTACGGCTTTAAATGAATACATAGCCGATACTGTCGGAGCGATGGTAGGCTCTAATACAGAAACCAACATCACAGTTACATACGAAGATAGTGATAATACTTTAGACTTTGTAATTGGCACACTTAATCAAGATACAACTGGTACAGCAGATAACATTACGGTTTCCGCTAATAATTCCTCTGATGAAACGGTTTATCCAATCTTTGTTGATGGAGCGACAGGCTCGCAAGGTGCTGAATCAGATACAGGATTAACATACAATCCCTCTAGCGGTCTTTTGACTTCTACACTTTTTGCTGGAACATTAAACACAGCAGCCCAGGGAAATGTTACAAGCCTGGGAACACTTACGGCATTAACAGTTGATAATATAGCTATTGACGGAACGACAATAGGCCATACAGGAGATACGGATCTAATCACCCTTACTAGCGGTGTTGTAACAGTAGCGGGTGAAGTAGATGCCACAAGTTTAGACATCTCTGGAGATGCGGATATAGACGGCACATTAGAAGCCGATGCAATCACCGTTGATGGAACGACATTAGCTGAATATATTACAGACCAAGCTGGAGGAATGTTCTCTAGCAATACCGAAAGCGGAATAACGGTAACATTCCAAGATAGTGATAACACCGTTGATCTTTCAGTAGATGCAGCACAAACAGGGATCACTTCACTACTAGCAACTGATATTAAGATCGGTGAAGATGATCAGACTAAAATAGATTTTGAAGATGCTGATAAAATTAATTTTTACGCAGGGAATGAAAAACAATTAATCCTTGAAGATGGTGCTTTATATCCAGGTTCAGATAACATAATTGATCTTGGTAAGTCTGATAATGAATTTAAAGATGCTTTCTTTGATGGAACGGTTACAGCAGATGCTTTTGCTGGACCAATTACTGGTGCGGTAACTGGTAATGCTGATACGGCAACTTTAGCAACTACGGTTACGGTTACTAATAGCACAGCAAATACAAATTTCCCTGTAGTCTTTAATGATGAATCAAATGCTTTATTAGACGATACTGGTTCACTTTATTATAATCCAAGCACCGAAACTTTAAGAGTACCAAATTTAAGCGTAGCTGGAACTACAACTACAGTAGATACGGTAACAATGAATGCTCAAAATGCGATTGTATTTGAAGGGGCAACTGCCGATTCAAGCGAAACAACTTTGAGCATAGTAGATCCTACTTCTGATCATACGCAATATTTAATCAATCAAGGCGGATATATTCCAGTCTTGGCAGCAGCTACAACAACTGCAATCTCAGCAACTCCAGAAGAAATAAATTTAATTGATGGGGGAACAGCTAGAGGCACAACTGCTGTAGCATCTGGAGATGGTATTTTAATCAACGATGGCGGTACAATGCGAATGACAAATGTAGATACAGTTTCTACATATTTCGCAAGTCATAATGTTGGTGGCTCAAATATTGTTACAACTGGAGCATTAAATTCAGGAAGTATTACAAGCGGATTTGGCACAATAGATACTGGCTCAAGCAATATAACAACAACTGGTGTTGGTGCTTTTGGATCGCTTGATATATCTGGTAATGTAGATGTAGATGGAACTTTAGAAGCTGATGCAATAACAGTAGAAAGCGTAGCGTTAGCCACATATATTAGAGATACAGTCGGAACAAATATGGTCAGCAGTAATACTGAAAGTGGAATTACTGTTACTTATGATACAACAAACGACAATATAGATTTTGCAGTAGATGCTTCACAAACTGGATTAACATCAATATTGAACGCAAGTTTAGTAGCTGGTAGAGATGCAGACAATCAAATCAAATTTAGTACAGATGATGAAATAATATTTAGAGTTGCTGGTGGTGATGGCGTAACGATGAAAGCAAGTGGTGAGATTGAAGCAACGTCTTTGGATATTTCTGGCGATATAGATGTAGATGGTACAGCTAACTTAGATGTAGTAGATATTGATGGTGCTGTAGATATGGCAAGTACATTGACTGTTTCAGGTTCAACAGGTAGTGCATATATAGGATCGTTTACTAATACATCAGCAACAGGCTGGGGAGCGTTTGTCAAAGGTGGTGCTGATAATGCAGATTATTCATTAAGAGTACAAGACAAAGATGCAAATGATTTATTTTCAGTAAAAGGAGGAGGTCGTACTGGTATTGGTACGAACGATCCGTCAAATCAACTACATTTAGAGTCAGCTACATCAACAACAATGTTAATGAAAAATACAGGAAATTCTGGTTCTCAAATTGATGGTGATGCTAATAGAAGTAGTGCTGATTCTACAATTATGGGAATAGTTGGTAAATGGAATGGGACTTCAGTAGGTGATATGCTAATTGTTAGTGGTTCAGATACAACAAACAAAGATGATGGGGAATTTGTATTCAGAACAGCACCTTCTGGCAGTTTAATTGAAAGACTTAGAATTAAAGCAAATGGCGATGTTCAATTTGGTTCTTCAGGTGGCACAGGAGATATATACCATTATGGTGAAGGAAAATTCGCAATTAATGATTCAGCAGGTTCAGCAAGTACACCAACCTATTCATTTAACTCAGATACAGATACAGGAATGTACAGAGGAACTGCTAATACATTAAGATTTGCAACTGGTGGAGCTGAAAGAATAGAGGTTACAAGCGCACAAACAAAAATTACTGGACAGTTTAAAGTAGATGCTCCAACTGGAGATGATACTTATGCACAATTCTATAGTGATAGAAGCACAGATGGTCAGTTAATACACACCACAGCTTTCGTTGCTAATAATAGTGCCTCAGAAGCAACAACCTATGCAGATATAAGGGCAAACATCGTAGATAATAGTGATACAACTGAAGATGGTTCTATAACTTTTAGAACAATGAAGGCAGGAACAATGACTGAACACCTTACACTTGAATCTGATAGTGTTGTAAAATCAACAGGTGGAATATATTTTACAGGAACAGCCTTAGCAGGTGCTGATACAGGTATTTCTTCAAGTGGACATGGCGGTGATTTAAGAGTATATACTAATGGCTCACAATCAACTACATTTAAATCTGATGGCAGAGTTTTAGTAGGAAGTGGAGCTATAAGAGAAATGTCAGGAGTTAGTTCACAATTCCAAGTTGAAGGAACATCTTACGATACTTCTTCAATGTCATTAGTGGGGAATACAGGAACATCATCTGGAGCTGCACCAATAATATTTTTTGGAAGAAGTAGAGGTACTTCAGATGGTTCGTCTACTGTTGCTGCCGATGGTGATAGGCTTGGTGCTTTGTTCTTTTGTGGTGCTGATGGTACTGATATTAATACAGTAGCTGCAAGTATAGATGTTGAGGTAGATGGAACTCCAGGTGGTAACGATATGCCAGGCAGAATTGTTTTCAAAACTAATAGCGGAACTTCAGCTGCTACAGCGAGATGGAATATTCCAGCAGCTGGTAGTATTATTCCTGAAGCTGATAATACTTACAACATTGGAAGCAGTGCAAGGCAAGTATCAGTTTTATATACAGCAAATTCTGTTGTTGTATCAGATGAAACAAAGAAAGAAAATATAAAAGATTGTGATTTAGGTATTGACTTTGTTAATACATTAAAGCCAAAATCTTATAATATAAAAAATCTTGAAGAAACACATGATGATTATAATAAAAAACATTATGGACTAATAGCCCAAGATTTAAAAGATGGAAAACTTAAAGATTCTGTATTTGGCGATAAAGATGGAGAATATGGTCTTAATTATAATGACTTAATAGCACCACTAATTAAAGCAGTTCAAGAACTATCAGCAAAAGTAGAAGCTTTAGAAAATGCGTAAAAAATTAAGCCAATTTGCAAACTTTGACAAAGCGGTCAATGTGCTGGTAATCATTGCATTTACTCTTGCTTTTGTCTTTACAGCTATTAGTTGTGCAGATGAATTTTACTTTGGGAAAACCAGAGATGAATTAAATGCAGAGGTAACAAGAAACGCATTTGAAGTGGATAGCTTATTTAAACTGATCCAGCTACAGCTTGATTCTACAGCAATGGATTTTAATAAACTTTATATAGATGCACAACGCATAAACAACGGTAGTAATTGATGATACAGTTTATGCTAGGATTAATTTTAGGCTATGCTCTTAGTGGCGATATGGGCGAACCTGTACCATCTGAGGTTATAACTTATTCTGATAGTGGCAGGGTGATCAAGGTGTATAGATCAGATGCTTTTGCACATAGATATTATCCAAATGCAATAGCGATTGGTTGGAATACAGATGATTATAGATACTGGGAAACAAGACCGCATATAAAACCTGTTTATACTAAAAGTATTGTTATTAATAAAAAGCCAAAGCCAAGACCAAGACCAAAAAATGAATGAAATAGCTTTACAGGCAATAGCACTCTGTGTGTTTGCGACTGCTATTTATTTTATGTGTTATTATGACAAATAAGCAACCTATAGGAGAAAATTCTAGTTTCAATATTAGTCTTCCGATGTTAATACAAGCGGTGGGTTTTATTTCTGCAATGGTCTGGGGCTATGGACAACTAAATACTAGAATTAGTTTTTTAGAGCATCAAGCGCAAGGGAATGAGACCTCTATTGAAGAAATGAAAGCGATGCAAGATCTGCCAATACCAAGCGATGTTAGACAAGATGAAAAAATTAGAAGAATTGAAGTAGAGATTATGAGATTAAGAGATGGAAAAAAATGACATTTTTTTATGCATTATGCGCGACTGCGATTGTGATTGTAATTGCGGATGCAAAAGGCACGCTAGAGCCTGCTGTAAATAAGTTTGAAGAAAGAATTGGAATTAAAACAGAATTACCACCAGACACAACGGAGTTTGATATAGATGGCAAACCTGAATGATGACCTTGCTATCACGATTAATATTAAATGGCTCGTGCAGATTGTGGTGCTGGTTACAATTATTGTCGGCAGTTATTACCAAGCCCAGAAGCGTATGGCAGATAACCAAAGACATATAGAAATAATTGAAAAAGATATAGGCGACCTAAATGGTCGTATTAGTGCAATAGAAGCGAAGCGTACACAAGAATTAGAGGAAAAAAATAAAACTCTAATGGAAAAAGTAAACATTTTCAAATAACAATAAACAGGAGTTTAAAATGGCTAAAAAAGAGAAACAAAACGAACCAACTCTTGTACTCGATGAAAAAGAGTATAAGATCAATGATATGAAAGACGAAGAAAAGGTAATGGTCGCTCATATCAATGACCTTAATCGCAAGGTTGACAACGCAAAGTTCAATCTTCAGCAGATGGAAATGGGTAGACAAAGCTTCGTTTCTAGCTTAAAAAATAGTTTAGAAACTGAAGAAGCATAACAACCTAAAGGGGGAGCTTTGTCTCCCCCTTGTTTTTAGAAAAGAGATATAGTGGAAAATTGGACCGAAGTAGGTTTTGCTGGATTAGCAGCAGGAATATTATGGATGACATTTAAATGGATGACATCTGAGTTAAATAAAAAGATTGATGACTTACATCAAATCATTATAAAACTTATTGATTCTAAGAATTTAATGATTGAAAAGTTTGCAGAGTTAAATGACGAACTTACAGATCAATTAAATTATATTGAGGCAAAACTTGGTAACGGTCGCGGTTCTAAGCAGCGTAGAAAGTCAACAAAATGAAACTAGATGCGTATCGCGATGAAATGCTTGACCGTTTAACGAGACTGGAAGAAAAGCACCAGGCTCATTTTGAGGTTACAAAAGAAATTAGAGTAGACATAAAAGCGCAAAATGGCAGAGTGCGAGCTTTAGAGAATAAACAATCTTGGTTTGCAGGGATACTGGCCACGATTACTTTTGTTTTTAGTAGTCTTTTTGCATGGTTAAAAGGAGTGAGTTAATTATGGAATTCTTTACACAACATTGGGAATGGTTTTTGCTAGGATTTATGGTATGTGAAAAATTAGTAAAACTAAGCCCTACAGACAAAGACGATATTCTATTAGATGTCGTATGGTCTAGTATCAAGAAAGTAGCAGGTAAATAATATGCTTAAACGATTAGTAGGTAGACTTGTAAGAAAACATGGCATGAAGAAGCTTATGATTATGATTGGTGACTTTGCAGTCAAGCAAAGCAGAGGCAAAGACGATGACAAAATATGGAACGATGAAGTAAAGCCATTTATTGAAAACAACTTTTAAATGGTTAGCATAAAGCAAATGCGCTCAATTATACAGCGCACTTGTAACGCAATGGGCAAGAAGTATGCTTCAGATAGTGCCGTAGATATGGTACTAGCCACAGGCATAATAGAATCTCGCTATGAATACATTACACAAATGAATGATGGTCCAGCTAAATCATTCTTTCAAGTAGAGCCAGCCACAGCCGTAGATAATTGTATGCACTACTTAAAACATAGGCCAAAGTTAATGCAAAAATGCGCTGATGCCAGTTTGGTTGATATGAAGTATTGGCAAACTTATGACAATAAGGTTTGGGCTGAGATATTAGAAAAGAATATTGCAGCAGGCATAGTGCATTGTCGTATTAAATACTGGAGAGTACCTAAACGTATGCCTAGCAGCGTAGAAGGAATGTCGCATTACTGGAAAGATTATTACAACGCTGGTGGTAAAGGCGATGCAGATGAGTTTGTCGAACAAGTCACTAAATGGCTACGTTAAGTAGTCGAAAAGGGTTTAAGTAATGGATTTAGCGGAAAGAATGCAAACAATGATGGATGAGGTTCGTGCAATAAGATTATTGAGCAGGTCAATACAAAAAGACTTTGAAACCGAAACATCCATCAAAGCGCTTAAAAAACTTGCAAACCTACTGGCGATGATCGATACATTGGATGTGCCAGAGATTGTCTGTTCGTTTGAATCCGTAGAGGAACAAGAACTTATTAACAGTAAACAAAGTGGACTTGCATAATGGCTACCAGACTTGAGGCTTTTTGTAATATTAATACCGACCTTCAAGGTGTTGAACCAAATATTGATAACTACGATCGAAAAAGATTAATACAAAACTTTCAAAGCTATTCAACAAACGTATACGCTGCTTATAACTCAGGCTATGTAAGTATGAGTTATGTTGACGGCAAAGAGATGAATATGCAGACATCACTTGGAGCTGTAGACTCTTCAGATGATGCGTACTACGACTCTGCGCAAGATGCTCTGTATGTATACAGCTCAGTAGACCCAGATAACCTAACCTATGAAGCAGGAGAAGACTGGGCTACAGTCAAACAGCGCGTAGTAAATGAGCAGGCAGATCGTATTCGCTCATATATCAATAGACCAATATTTAAACGTACAAAATCAGAAGACCAGGGTGCTGCAAGCAGAGATTATGACTTTGTATTGATTAGCGCTAATGCAGGACTAGCTTGCGCTGAATTGATGCGACCTGTAGATCCTGAAAGAGCTTTAGAAGTAGAGCAGCGCTATATCTCACCTGATGGTGATGGTATGCTTGACTCATTAAAACGAGGCGAATATGCACTATGGCATGAGTCTAGCTATGAAAAGAATGAAGGCAGAATTGTACCTGTAGCTGTTAATGCCAATACTACTGGTGGTATTTTAGACACAAAGTCAATCGCGCTACCAGCCGTAGACTATGACGATGTTCGTGTCAAGATCACCGCAGGCGGTACGTTTACAGCAGGAACAGAAAACACCAGCGTTAAGTATAGTGTCTTTGTTAAGAACGACAAAGGACTAGCGATGGAAGAAGTGATACAGTCAGAAGAAATCAATGGCGATTATCAAGGCTTGGCCTACGGAATGTATATACGTTTTGGCGAAGGAGTCTATACGACCAACGATGCGTGGAGCATTATAGTCATGGGCTTACCAGAAGAGCATGGCGAAGTAAAATCAGAACAAATTTCTAGGAGATAAGATATGCCAAAGGGCAAAGGTTACGGTTACGCTACAAAGAAGAAGAAAAAGAAAAAGAAAGTGCGCGTTAAAAGGCGTAAGTAGAGTTTTGTGGCTACCCAATACACCGCAGTTATTAAAGACAATGTTATTGACCCACTTGAATCACTAATTAAGGGTGAGTTCAATAAGCTACCTGTATTTTATGACATTGATTTCAAGAATCGTGGAAATTTCTTTTTGCGATTTATCCCAGTACAAGACGAACTAGACCAACCTACCACAGAAGACCAGATTAGATTATACGGTGTACTTATGCGAATATACAGACGTACGCCTGGAATCTACTCACGCAGAAACAATTTAGAACAATTAATGAATTACTCAGATAGAATAAAGCGACTGGTTGGCAATAATTCAAATTACAGCCCCTCATCTAGCTATAAATGGAATGATGCTGTCATCACTTTTGTTAATTATGAGCCAGAGCTTGAAGATGCAGAGAACGCATATCAAGTGGTAGAACTTTTATTTAACTGCAATGTATTGATATGATCAGCTACAATAAAACATTTAATCAGAACGTATTGGATAACTTGAGACTATTAATTGCTCAAGAATTTCGCAATATTCCTATACGCTATGATAGTGTGTACAGAGGAAACTCGTTCTTTCATTTAACGCCTAGAAGGGATGAAATCATTGAATTACGCTCAGATGGTGCGATTCGTGAATACTCGATACTTATCACCTATAATGAAAAAGAACGCGGTAGATACGTCAAAAATCGCAGTTTAGACAGCCGTATTAACATTGTAGAGAGACTGAAGGAAATTATTAGGGTAAATGTAGCAAGCATTGATGATTTTCTATACTTTGTTGATTCTGGTGGTAATAATTTTTTAACTAGCGATTCTGAAGAGTTGCGTATTTTAAAAAGACCTATTCTTATCACAAGCACCGATCAGTTTTTTATTACTTCAGATGATAAAGCGTTTACAGTATTCCCTGCTGACTTTAGCTATGAGTGGCATAATGCTAGATTGCAATCTGTAAACTATGATTTAGAAAGAGAGAACTCTAATTACCTTTCAAGTAGTATAGAGTTCTTATGTGTAGTTGAAGAAGTATATGCGTAAACGATTAAGGTATTAATGATGGCAAAATATAAAGCAAAAAAACCAATTAGCTCATTTGGCAGTTACAAAGGACTGACAGTTGAGGATTGGAACGCATTAAATAGTGGCAAATCTGTAGACTTTGATAAAGTGCCAGAGGCAGCCAAAGAATTTTTAGAAAAAGTAACATCCAGTAAGAAGGAGTCTAAGTAATGGCTTTAGACGGACAAGCATTTAGCCCAAAACAATTTCAGTTAGCAATAGATGGTGAAACGACTATTGGAACTGCAAAGCTTGATGGCAACATGAATCTAGTAAATATAGATAATATTGAAATGCCTAATTTTAATTTAACACAAGTCTTAGAAGCTCGTAGCGGATCAGATGGTAGGGTAGCAGACTCGGCAGATGTTTTAATAGATGAAAAAGGTGTTACAAAGGAAATTACTTTTTCTGGAGTCTTTGATACAACGATTGCTCCAATACTACTTCAAAACGTATTAGGCGGTGCAACTGTAGATACCGATGTAGTAACTGTACCTTATAATTACCAGCCAGATGAATTGCAAACTGGCGTTAGTGGAGATGCCACTAAAACATTAACATTTGCTGTGGTAAATCCTACAACAAATGATGGGTCAAGCGATGAAAACAGGTCTATTATTTTCCCAGGTTGTGTTATTACCTCATTATCAATTAGTGGCGATATGGCCAATGAATCAGGTCGCTTGCGCTTTACAGCTACAGCGCGTACTGGTTATCTTTCTAGCTATGATCAAGCCAACCCAAATGCAGCTTCCGCCTTTACAGCTTATGGTTCAAGCTACTATTCACTCGCAACATTAAGCGCAGGAGTAAAAAGAACTATAGCTGGTGCTGAAAATTCTGTTATACAAAGCTTTAGTTTGAATATAGAAAATCCAGCAGAATTTGTAGGACAAAGTACAAATGGCAACCCAGATGCCATTGTTAGGGCTGTTCCAGAAGCCTCAGTAACCTTAGATGCAACCGTTAAATATGATAGCAATACAGCAGACTACTTTAGTTCTTTTAAAGCAGGAACAGAAGTGGTTTCAAATGTAGCAAATCACGCTACAATAGCTAGTGCTACTAGCTTTGGGTTTATTGGTAGCTATGGAAGAATAACAAGCGTTGCTTATAACGAAGCAAATGCAATGATGCTTGATGTATCGACTAAGTTCTTTGCATCTGGAAGCAATCCCCTTATTGCAATTACAACCTGATAAAATATGATAAAAACAAAGCATGGTGAATTTGAGATTCGCCCTATCACTTTTGGTGAGCGTAGAGAACTTCATCGTTTGGAGATGAAGGTGTTTTGGGATGAAAACACCATCGAAAAAGACGCTTATTTTGATCTGTTAAACTGGTGTATGGAAAAAGCCTTTTCCAATCCAGAAGAAACCCTAGAAAAATTAGATGATGCACAGATAGACGAGGTATTGAATGATGTCTATATGCACTATAAGGGTTTAGATCAAAAAAAAACTGCAAAGTAAGAATCTCAACTTGGGCTAACTTTTTTGGATGGGGGAATAGCCTCTATCCTACTAAAGTCACTACCTACGAAGCTCAAAGCCCTACTCTGGGCAAGATAATCACATTTACAGAAGATGAGATATGGGATGAGTGCGCTCGTATTATAGCAGAGGACAAGCATAATAAGTTCTCTATTGGTCAAAATCTTTACTACAACCTTAATTTCTTTTGCAACCCTAAGTTCTTTTTAGACAATGAGATAGAGGGCTATATAGACGATTACTTTGTTTCTAATAAATTTAACTTACCGTTATCAGACACCCTATATAATGCCGATGCAAAAACGATTGACATCTTTCGTGTTATTAGTGAAGAGCTTACCGCTTGTGAAAAAAGATCAAGGGAAATGAATAATGGCAAATAAATTTGTAATAGAAGTCAGAGCTAAGGGGTTTACGAACCTAGAACAGCAACTTCAAAGAGCTGATAAGGCCACTAGGGGCTATGAGAAGTCTAATCAAAAACTTAGAGGTACTACATCTGGTTTAAGAAGGCAAATAGGTGCGTTAAGAAATAATATACTTCTTTATACATTTGCAATAGGTGCTGCTGGTAAGGTTACTGGAAAATTTATAAGAGATGCATCAAAATTTGAGTCTGTAAAAACAAGGCTTGTGGGTTTAACAGGCTCGGTTCAAAAGGCAGAGCAAGCTTTTAGCAAGTTTAACGATGTAGCTGCAACCACACCATTTACATTAGATGACGTAGTTAATGCTGGAGCGCAGTTAGAAGCTTTTGGTGCAAATTCACAAATGCTGTTAAAAGAAATCACCGACCTTGCAGCATTTATGGGTACGACAGCTACCGAAGCTGCAAACTCTTTCGGAAGAGCGTTCGCTGGAGGCGCTGGAGCAGCCGATATTCTAAGAGAGCGTGGAATCTTAAATATTATTAAAGATTCTCAAGGTCTTGCAGACCTATCAAAAACCACATTGCCAGAGTTTAGAGAAGCATTAATTAAATCATTACAAGATCCTACTGTTGGTATTGCAGGAAGTACCGATAGGCTGTCTCAAACTTTTGAAGGCGCATTTAGCAACATGAAGGATGCAGTTACACTTCTTTCTGTTGAAATTGGTGATACTTTAATGCCTTCTATAAAAAGAGCAACTGAGGGAATAGGAAACTTAGCTAAAGCTGCAACGAGATTTTTAAAAGAACTTAAAGGAGAATTTGACTCACCTGAGTTTAAGCAAAGTATTGAGGGTTTGCTTGAAGCCCCAATGGCTAAGTTTCAAGAAAGCATTAAGGATTTTGACGTAAAACAACTTTCAGATAAGCTAAAAGAATTGCAAAAACAATTAAAAGCTACCGCGCCTACAGCTCTAACTATGACAAAAGAAGTAGAAGCATTTAGTGACTCTGCAAAAACAGTTGGTATAGAAATAATACATCTTACAGGTGACATAGATAAAACCTCAGATGGCATGATTACTTTAAAAGAAATATCAGGAGGAACATCAAAAGACCTATTAGAAACAGCGCTGTCAATAAATACAGCAACTACAGCATTAGAAGATTTTGGTGAAAAAACAAAAAAAGCAAATGAAGATAATCTTTTTAGTATGGAAATCAATGAGCAAAACAGGGAGTTTATTTTAGCACAAATTGAAATTTTAAAAACTCTTATAGGCTTAAAAAAAGAAGAAGCAAATTTAACAAAAACAAACGGTGAAGCAGAGAAAGAAAGAAACAGTATAGAGCTTGATGCTATACACGCTAGAGCTAAAGCTTTTAGAAGATTTAGTGATCAACTAGCTAGAGCCGTTGTTGATGGACAGTCATTAGGAACAGCAGTAACAAATTCTTTAAGAGCTATAGCAGCAGAGTTAACCGCGCAAGCCGCTTCTTTTGCTATATTGCAGTTATTTTCACCTAATAAACTTAGCGCAGGAAAGCTTGGCTTTGATTTACTAGCTGGATTATTTCCAAAAATTGCACACGATGGTGGCCCAGTACAAAAGTTTGCTGGTGGTGGTGTTGTGCATGGCAGGGATAACGTACCGATATTAGCCCAGGCTGGAGAGTTTATTATAAAAAGAGATTCTGCGCAGTCTATAGGTCTTGATGCGCTAACGCAAATGAATGAGTCAGGCCAAGCATCAAGCGTGATAGTTAATATAAATGGTGGAGTAGTTCAGGATGATTATGTAAGAAATGAATTAATCCCTGCTATTAACACCGCACTAACGTCAGGCGCAAGAATTAATGCTTAATTTTGATGACGAATTAACTACAAGGTTAAATAAAGCTAGTACGACAGCCTTTTGGGTGCTAAAACTTTATTACAATGATGATACTAGCGCTTCTAATTTTATAGGGGTAAGTGATGTTACAAGGATTGATGGATCAGATGAATATTATGGCATAGTATCTTCATGGGGAAAACATATACAATCTTTAGATTTTTTTAATTTTCATACATCTACTTCAAACATATCCCTAAAGTTAATAAATACCGATAGAACTATTAACAACGGTAGGTTTTCTGATTTATTTGCTACTAAAAACTTTTCAAATAGAAAATGGGAATTGTTTTTAAATACTAATGAACCTGACTCTGTAAATAATTATGATGATGCAGAAAGGATGATCGGTAGCGGAATCATAGCTGGTAATATCAGTTACGATGATCGATTAGTTTCAATAACTTTATTTGATAATTCTTCAAAATATCATAATCTAATTCCTAAAAACACAGTTGCAGCAGGAACTTATACAAATGCACCAGAAAACAATATAGGTAAGCCGATACCAATGGCTTATGGTGATTTTTATGAAAAAACAGATATAGGCACAATTCCTACAACACATTTTGATAGCTATTATAATTTTTACAAAGGTGCTTTTCCAGCAATAATAACTGACAAATTTGATGTTCAAGAGGCTGCCGTTGAAGCAGCAGTAGATAGCCAGGCTATACATACGCTAGACAATGAAAATGTGTATATTTATTCAAACAATACTTATGCTACTATGACAGGAACGGTAAATGCTACTGGTAGAAATCCTGTTATTGAGTTTTCTGGAGCAGGGGCATCATTTTATGTTCCAATTAGCACTTCTAATATTGCATCTGAAAGCGGCTCTGGTAGTTATGCTGTTTCTGATGAAGAAAGGATTGGAGATGGATCTTTTTCTAACTACGCTTCATGGGCTGCTAATAGCGGAACTACAAATAACTCTGTAGCAACAATGACATTTGCTGTGCCTAAAGTAAATAGTATAGGCACTTATAGCGCTGTCTCGGTGTTAGTTAAATGGGGTACAAATTCTGATTTTGAAGGAGATAATGGAGAAACTTTTAGGTATACAGCTAATTCAGTAAACGAAGACCATGATACAATTAGTGATAACTCAGTAACAAAAACCGCAGTTGGTAGTTTATATAGCGGCAAAACAACTACATTTGACTTTGAAGGTCCAATACAATTTAGCCTTAGAAGTGGCTCAGACAACACAAATCACTCTGCTCAAATATATGAAGCTGGGCTTGTAATAGACATAACATCTGAAGAAATTGAACAATACGATGTAGTGGAAGAATATGAACATTTTTATCCAACAAGCGGATATGTAATACAACCTCATGGACCACCTATACAAACTTCTGTTCCTGCAAAGTCTACAATGAAAGTAAGAACAGCTACTTATAGCACTCCTGCTAAGATTGACTATGTTTATTATAGCGGTAAAGGTAGAAAGTATGGATCTTGGATAGATGCTAATTCAAGAAATCAAGGTTATAATGAAAATGATTTAATTGAAAATCCTGTATTTATGATTGAAGATATTTTGCGTAGCGAGCTATCTCTAACAAGTAGTGAAATAGATTATGATAGTTTTGATACATCAGGGAACACATCTAATGGATATATAGGAGAATATTTTGCAGATGCGGTCGGTGATATTAAATTTGCTTTTTCACAGCATAAATTTATACCATCTAAGGATTTAATTGAACATTTAGGTTCTTTATGCTTTTCCTATATATTTATATCAGGCGATAGTAAGATTAAAATTAAGACATTACGACAAAAGGATGATTACTCCTCCCAAGATCAAATTATTGATTTTAATGATATTGTTTTAGGCAACATATCTCAAACATCTATAGGTAGCGTAAAAAATTCAATAGAAATAAAATACAATCACGATTATGCTGGTAAAAGTAATAAATCGACAGCTACAGCTACAGACTCTACGTCACAAGGAACGACTGTTAATGGTTTTAACGATACGTTAAAACTTATGCTTGATGCTAATGAAATATTAGATTCTACAACGGCTACAAAACTTGCTGAAGCTTATTTATACTTAATGAAAGACCGTAAAGTTGTTATTGATTTTAAATGCTCTAGGCCTAAATACAATCACCTTGAGATTGGTGATATAGTAAAGTTTTCAAATTGGGATTCAAATATTAAAATATATGGCACAGCAATGGGAACTGATTACTATATGGTAACAAAAATTGAAAAACATCCAAATAATACAAAAATGGAAATTATAAAGGTATCCTAATGGCCAAATATTTTATCTATCCAAACGCAAATCTTTATTCAGCAGACCCAGTAGGGGGCGATCAGACTGGTGGTACTAACGACTTTGCTGCTGATGCAACTTCCGCAACCAATGAGACTAGACTAACCGATGTTTCAATCGCTACCGCAGCAGGAATGCCAGCGCAATACGACACCGTACAATTTGACTTAACGGCCTCTGGTAATACGATTGATAGTATAGCTGTATACAGCACAGCCGAAGATGCTGATGATTTAGATTGGTATGCTAGCGATAGCGCTACTTCAAATGCGTATAATACAGGTATTACAGGCTCTAGTATGGCTACGGTAAGTGCTGGGTGGACT